GACGTGTGGGTCATGGAGAAGCCTGATCCCAATCCACAGCCCGAACTGACAAAGGACGGGGTGCACGTGGTCTTTGGATTGGCGGTGGACCGTGCGACCCGGAAGCTAGTGCGGGACCAGGCGATCGAAGAACTGGAAGACGTCTTTGAGGATCTGCCGCTGATCAGCACGAGCGAAACCGAGACGATCATGGAGGGGGTGGTTGACAAGGGTGTGGCGCTGGGGACGTGCCAATGGCAGATGTACGGCTCGCGGAAGCACCACCATGATGCGTACAGAGTGGTCAAGACCTACCGGGTGTCCAACAGCGGCACCATGATCGAGCCAGCACCGGAGTCGGTCTCGGGCCACCAGGCGGTGCTGGCCAAGGGGAGCGCCCGTTCGCTCAACGTGCCGACACCCAAAGTGCAAGAGGAGTGGGTGGAGAAGCACGAGGCTGTGGCCAAGGAGTTGCTGGCGGGGCGGAAGGCAAAGAAGCCGGCTGCGGCAGCGCCGAGCGGTGAAGGCGAAGCGATTCCCGGGCCAGCGCCGTCGGGCGGCGCGTCGGTCTACACACCGCGGGTCATTTCCCAGGGGCCCAACGTTGTGGGGCAACCGCTGTCTGAGATCCGGCTCCAGGTCGAAACGATGCTGGACGAGCTGCCGTTCCACGAGGCGCATCTGCGGGATGCCCACGAGTACGCCATGGCGCTCGGACCCGAATACTACGATCCGCGGGATGCCTGGCTGCGGGTGGGGTGGGCGCTCCGGAACACCTCGAACAAGCTCTTTGGATCGTGGGTGCTGTTCAGTTCGCGTTCGTCCAAGTTCCAGATCGCTGATGTGGCAAATATGAAGCGAATCTGGGACACGTCGCAGAGCAACGGGGTGAGCCGACTGACCGACCGGTCACTGGCTTACTGGTGTCGGACATCGAACCCTGATGAGTACGAACGACTTCGGCAGTCGTCGATCGGCGAAGCGATGGAGTCGAGCCTGAACGGCCAGGCAGAGTTTGACGTAGCAAACGTGCTGTACCGGATCTTCAACGGCGAGTATCGGTGCGCCAGCATCAAGCACCGGATCTGGTATCAGTTCACGGGACATTACTGGAAGAAGATTGACGAAGGGACAAACCTGCGGATGCAAATCTCGCAGCATCTGTCGCCGATGTACCGGCGGGAGGTCGACAAGCTCCAAACCATGCTGGCGTCGATGGATGAAACCGACGAGGCGTACGATCGTGTCAAGAAGAAGGCCCGGAGTTACAACAACATTGCGATCAACCTCAAGAAGACTGCATACAAGAACAATGTCATGCGGGAGTGCTGTGAGCTCTTCTACGATCCAGACTTCCTTGATCGGCTGGACATGAACCCGATGCTTCTAGGCTGCGAGAACGGCGTGGTGGATTTCGAAAAGGGGTGCTTCCGTGAGGGATTGCCCGACGACTACGTCTCGACAACCACCGGGCTGATGTACGACGAAGAGGCACTGGAATCAGATACGGCGGCGCCGATCCGGGCCGAGATCGAGAACTTCATGAAGATGCTGTTCACCGAACCGAGCAAGTGTGAGTACATGTGGGAGCATCTGTCGGCGGTGCTGATTGGCACCAACGACAACCAACTGTTCAACATCTACAACGGCGAAGGCAGCAACGGCAAGAGCAAGTTGGTCGAGCTAATGACCGAGGTGCTCGGGGCGTACAAGGGTGTGGTGCCGGTCTCGCTGGTGACCAGCAAGCGGACCACGATCGGCAGCGTGTCGCCCGAAATCGCCAAGCTCAAGCCGTGTCGGTATGCTGTGATGCAGGAGCCGTCCAAGGGGGACACGCTGAACGAGGGGATCCTGAAGGAGCTCACGGGCGGTGACCCTATTTCGGGCCGTGGGCTGTACCAGGATTCGGTAGAGTATGTGCCGCAATTCTCGCTAGCGGTGTGCTGTAACCAGATGTTCCAAATCAAGAGCGATGACCACGGCACGTGGCGTCGGATGGGGGTGGTCAACTACACATCTACGTTCAGGGATGAGCCCGATCCCGATGATCCGTTGCAGTTCAAGAAGGACAAGAAGTTGGCGATGCGCTTCAAGATCTGGGCGCCGGTGATGCTGGTGATGCTGGCAAACCGGGCCTTCAAGAACAAGGGTGAGGTAACGCTGTGCGAGGAGGTCAAGCTGGCGAGCAACAAGTACCGGAGCGAGCAGGACCATATCGCCGAGTTCTTGGAGGAGCGGGTGTCGGCCCGCGAGGGCTCGCTGCTCCGGAAGCAGGCCACGCTCGAGGAGTTCAAGGCGTGGCACAGTAATCTCTACGGCGGGCGGGCTCCCACTGCGAACGATCTGTTCAAGCAAATTACCAAGCGGTATGGCGACTTCAACAAGAAGGCCGGCGGCTGGCGCAACGCGCAGCTGTCGTACGGCGACGACACCCCGCAGATGGAGATGCAGAACATGTAGGCAAGAGGGGGTGACAGGGTGGATGTCCGTGGACAAAATTGAACTGGAAAGCCCTTTTCTGTAGGTAGCACAGACGCAGCAATGTCGCTCATCCCGATGCGGTGTTTCACGTGTGGCGAACGACTGGCGAGCAAGTACATGCTGTACGTCGAACATGTGCAAAAGGAAAAGGGCGAGGCGGGGTGCGAGGCCCAAAAGCCTCTGGAGTACCTGACAAACACAAAGGACCTGACGCCGTCGGTGGAGGCCAAGACGATGGACAGTCTGGGGCTCCACAAGTGGTGCTGCCGGCGGCACATGTTGACGCACGTGGACATCTACTGAGTCTTGTGTGCTGCGCAGCAAACCTGCCGTAGAAAAATCGTGGGCAATAGCAGCCAACGGGATGAGCCTGACAGCTGGAGAGCTTCCGCCGATTCCGTACCTGCCCCCGGGAGGGCCGGCCACGCCGCAACCGCCGTGTCCGCTCAACGGAGAGTATTACTACCCCCGCGAACACTGGTGGATGCCGTGGCCCCAGCAGTCGTTCGCCCTGATTCCACCCTGGCCCTCTCCCCCTCTTGCAGCATCTGGCCCGCAGGGCTACCGCCTGTCCCCGATGGCCGCCACGGCCAAGTGGGTCAACCCGAACCAAATCGGGATTGGCGGGATCACCGCGGCGGCAATGGGCGCCCGAGGCTGCCCGACCCCTTGGTCGGAGCGGACGCTTTCTTCTCGGCCGAAGGCAGCAAATGCCGAAGCGTACATTGTCAGGCAGGAAGCCAAGGACCAAGCGTTCGCGGACGCGCAGGCACAGAGGCCGAAGCTCATGCCGCCGCGGTGGTGGCCGTGGGGCTAGGCGGGGCGGTGCCCACAACGCCACCCGAGACATCCATTTTCCCTACGATCCGTTGCTCCAGACGCCCATGTCGCGTCCGGTGGTGAGCGACCTGGACCTGCCGCTGCACCTGGATCCGGCCGATCACCAGCTAGTTAAGAGCCTGGATATTGATGGGTCGCGGGCCAGTGGCAACCAGACCCGCAAGCCGGAGATGCAGGGCGGCAAGCGCCGGACCCGGAGGCCACCTAAGCGGATCGGACGGGGGGCTCCCTGCCAACGCTGCTGGACAAAATGCAAGTGCTCGCCCAAGCGTGGGTGTGGTTGCGGGCCGGCCTGTGGATGCAAGAGGTGCAGAGTGGGGTGTGGCCGTGTGTGGAAGCCTCTGCGGAGAGGGTGTCGGACCTGCCGCAAGACTCTATCAGTGGGGGTTCGGGGGCGCTGTGCACCCCTGAAGGGGGGGTCTGCCCCAGGCCCGCTGCGGTCGCTGTGGTGGGATGTGCGGGATTCGGTGGAGACGGTGGGATCGGCGGCGCTCGGCACCCCTCTTGCGGGTCGGGTGCGGGGGGTGCCCAAGTTCCTGGGGCGGCAGATCAAGTTGCTTCCGCCGTGGCTGCCTGGTGCCTGAAGCCAGTCGGTTTTTCTGCTCTCTAGGCAATGGACTCTGTGAGCAAGACCGTTGATGCCGGGATGCGCACCAGCCGGAAGTTTCTCGACCAGGCTGTCAGCGATCTCTGCTGGCCAGCCTTTGCCTACCTGGTGGTTGCTGCGTTTGTCTTTCTGTCGGGGATTGCGCAGCGGGGTGCCACCGAGACCATCGTGCTGGTGGTGGCGATGGCGCTGATGACCTGGCTCCTCAATACGCTGTGCAAAGAGAACAAGGTGGGGCTGTCGTGGGCGGTGCTGATTGCCATCCTGTCGGGTGTGGTCGTCTTCCGCTACGCGGCGCTGTTGGTCGGTGTGATTGCGGTGCTATAAACTCCTAGCTAAGACAAATTTTGAGTTGAGTGGAAGGTCGGAGTTGACACGCACAAGATCACTTAAGCTTTCCAAGTGTAAGGATAGACAATGGCCGTCAACCGGGAAATGCCCTGGCACATCATCGATGCAATGTTTCGGCATCGCACCGATCACCTCGTGGCCCATCACATTGATTCGTACAACCGCTTCGCCCGCAAGGGGCTCTTCGAGATCATCCGCCGGAACAACCCGCTGGTGGTGGTCCGCGACCACGACCCCGAGCTCGATGACTACCGCTACCGCTGCGAGGTCTACATCGGCGGCCGCGACGGCTCGCTCCTCCAGTTCCACAAGCCAACCTACATCGACCAAGGCATTCAAAAGCCGCTGTATCCCAACATTGCCCGGCTCCGAAACGCCACCTACGCCACCTACGTCACCCAGACCACCGAGGTCCGGATCGTCACCCATCCCCAAGGCGGCGAGCGGAAAGAGGAGTGGCAAAAGTTTGAGGACATCGGACTGATGTGGCTGCCGATCATGCTGGGGGCCGAGCACTGCTACTTGCAGGGGCTGCCCCGGATGATGCGGGCGTCGCTCGGGGAGGGGCGGAACGATCCTGGGGGGTACTTCATCATCGACGGCAAGGAGAAGGCGATCGTTCCACAGGAGACGTTTGCAAACAACATGCTCAACATCCGGAAGCTCAACTCGGATGAGTACACCTACGCAGTCGACATCCGCTCGATCTCGGACGATCCGTCCAAGCCGCAGAGGAATCTGTCGATCCGGATGGTCAAGGGCAACGAAAAGCAAGAGGGGGGGCAGATTGAGGTGAAGCTGCCGAACGTTAAGAAGCCCATGCCGCTGTTCACCGTGATGCGGGCGCTCGGGTTGGCGAGCGACCGGGAGATTGTCGAGGCGATCCTGGGGGTGGGCGAGGAGTACACCCAGTACCAGCGGGTGCTGATTCCGTCGGTCCACGACGCCGGCCGGATCTACACCCCCGAGACTGCGCAGACCTTCATCGGGATGTTCACGAAGGGCAAGGGGCGGACCCACGGGCTCGAGATCCTCACCGACTACCTCTTGCCGCATATTGGCGAAGACAAGTTCCGCGAGAAGGCACTGTTCATTGGCTACATGGTGCTCCGGATGCTCCGGGTCTACTCTGGAGTTGAGGACGACACCGACCGAGACAGCTTTGCGATGAAGCGGGTTGAGTTGTCGGGGAACCTGCTGTTTGATTTGGCGCGGGAGTACTACAAGATTGACGCCAAGGCGATCACCACCCGGATCGACAAGGAGTTCTACTACCACGAGGCGGTCTACAAGGACAACCTAGCGTCGCTGGTGCGGAACAACCTGAAGGCGTTCTTCAGCGACCGGCTGTTGGACAACGGGGTCCGCCGGGCGTTCAAGGGGGCGTGGGGAGCGCAGGAGCACACCCGGAAGGACGGGGTGGTCCAGGACCTTAACCGGCTCTCCTTCAACTCGGCGCTGGCGCAGCTCCGGAAGCTCAACCTGCCGCTCGACGCCAGCGCCAAGGTGATTGGACCCCGATTTCTGCACGCCACTCAGTGGGGCTACATCGATCCGGTTGACACCCCAGATGGCGGCAACGTGGGGTTGCACAAGCACCTGGCGATTTCGACGATGGTGACGCCGGGCGCCGACACCGACTCGGTGATGCGGGCGATCGATGCCCACGGTCTGCTCCGGCTCACCGATGCCACCCCGACCCAGCGAGTTAACATGACCAAGCTGTTCCTTGATGGATACTGGGTGGGCTTTGTGCCCAAGCCCGAGGAGCTCATCACTCGGCTGCGGCTGTTCCGTGCCAACAGTCTTATTGACCCCCTCACCTCTTGCTCTTACGATCGGCTCCGGGACGAGATCCACGTGTTAGTTTCGCCGGGACGGGTGACGCGGCCGGTGTTGGCGGTGCACGAGGGCCGGCCGATCTTCACGCAGCCGGCCCAGAACAAGTTGGTCAACTCGGCGGGGGCCACCTGGATTGAGTTAACTCGGGGGCTGGGGGCCAAAGCCGACGGCGCCCCGACGGCCAACCCCAGCAGCGACAACGAGCGGCTGCTCGGCACGGCGGCGCCGCTGAGCTATATCGATGTGCAAGAGACGAACACGATGCTGTTGGCAATGTCGCCGCAGGAGTTCACTCCACGGCACAGTGCGATCGAGATCCATCCGTCGCTGATCCTGGGGGTGATGGGGAACCAGATCGTGTACCCCGAGAACAATCAGTTGCCACGGAATCTGTTTGCGTGTGGCCAGAGCAAGCAGGGGGTGTCGGTGCCGTCGACGGCGTACGAGAGCCGGATCGACAAGAGCATGCTGGTGTTGCATTACGGACAGATCCCGCTGACTAAGAGCCGGTACCTTGGGTACATCAATCACGAGGAAAACCCTTACGGAGTTAACGTGATTGTGGCAATTTGCAGCTACAACGGGTACAATGTGGAGGACGCGGTGTTGCTGAACCGGGCGTCGGTGGAGCGGGGGCTCTTCGCGACCACTTACTATTCCATGTACGAGTCGCGGGAGGAGAGCGACACGGTGGCGGGGACGACGATCAGCAGCAGCTTCATGAACACCGATGATCCGCAGGTGCTATACCGCAAGGCAGGGTACGACTACGGAATGCTCGACGCCACGGGCTTTCTGCCGGTGAACACCCCGATCAGTGAGAAGCAGATTGTGATCGGCAAGGCGGCGATGAGCGCGCAGGCGCCAGGTGAGTTCCGGGATCAGTCGGTCGGCACCAAGAAGGGCGCTAAGGGCACAGTGGATCGGGTCTACATATCCGAGGGCGACGACGGCTTCCGGGTTGGCAAGGTGCGGGTGCGGGAGTGGCGTCGGCCGGCCACCGGCGACAAGATGTGCAGTCGCTGTGGGCAAAAGGGAACAGCAGGCCGAATCGTGGAGGAGAGCGACATGCCGTTCATGGCCAACGGACTGCGGCCAGACATCATCATCAATCCCCACGCCATCCCCTCTCGCATGACAATCGGACAGTTGATCGAATCATTGGTCGGTGGTGTGGCGGCCGAGTACGGCTACTTTGGCGATTGCACGGCGTTTGAGAACAAGGGCGAGAAGGTGCACCAGTACGGTGCAATGCTGGAGAAGAAGGGATTTTCGCCGACGGGGAACAACACGCTGTACAATGGCGAGACGGGGGAGGAACTGGAGAGCAAGATCTACATCGGGCCGACGTACTACATGCGGCTGAAGCACATGACCAAGGACAAGATCAACTATCGAGGCCGGGGGCCACGGACGCAGTTGACTCGGCAGCCAGTCCAGGGTCGGTCCAAGGACGGTGGGCTGCGGATCGGCGAGATGGAGCGTGACGGTCTGCTGGGGCATGGGATGTCCAAGTTTTTGCAGCAGTCGATGATGGAGCGGTCCGACGACTTCCGGTTGGCGGTGTGCAACGAGACGGGGACGATCGCGGTCTACAACGAGACCCGCGACGTGTTCATCAGTCCGTACAAGGACGGTCCGCTGACCTTTGAGCGGTCGGAGGACAACAGTGTTAACAACACCACGGTGCAGCGGCACGGGCTGTCGTTCAGCATTGTGCGGGTGCCGTATTCGTTCAAGTTGCTCTGGCAAGAGTTGCAGATGCAGAACATTGCGTTGTACGTCATTACAGATGAGAACGTGGATCGGCTAACACACAAGCCGGAGGGGGCATCGCCAGAGGAGATGGGGAAGATGGGCCGGGAGTTAATCCAGCGGCTCAAGGAGACCGGGGAGATTGAGCGCCAGGAGCGCCGCCAACGGCGGGAGGAGTTGCAGCAGCCCATGCCAGCCGCAGAGCCAGGAGACCTGGGGCCATACTACGGAGCCACGGCTGTGGCGGACACAGCAAAATACAGGCCAACGTCGCCATCGCCGCTGCCAGAGGGGTGGATCCAGGTAATGGATCCCGAGACCCAGCGGCCGTACTACTACAACGAGGCGCAACAGGTGACGCAGTGGGAAAAGCCGCAGTCGGTCTACCAGCCAAGTTCGCCCACCTACCAACCAAGTTCGCCCACCTACCAGCCCACATCGCCCGCCTACCAGCCAAGTTCGCCCACCTACCAGCCCACTTCGCCCACAGTGTCAGTGCCAGCTCCAGGGCCCCGGTCGCCGGGCGACACCCCGCCGGTGTCGGAGTGGGCCACCGAGATGTTCGGCAAGGAGGCGTTCCAGCGAGGCCCGCTCACCGAGGCCGAAAAGGCTGCGCCCTATCAGCCTACGTCGCCTACGGTTTTGTCTGGCAGTCCGGCATCTGCGCTGCCATCTCCTGGGGCGCCGGCTCGTGCGCCAGTGGAGTTGCCAAGGGGGTGGGTCGCGGCAACCGATCCAGCGACGGGCCGCGAGTATTACTACAGCCGAGAGTTATCAAGGTCGCAGTGGAATGTGCCAGACACACCGGTGGGCCACACGCCAACATTCTTGCCAAAGGGGTGGCGGATGCTCGAGGCGACGGGCGATGGTCCAGGCACGTATCTGCACGTGCCGACCGGGGTGGTGACCAATCAGTATCCGCGGGGGCCGCCGGAAGGGATTCCCGAGTTGCCGCCGATGGCTCCGCCGTCTGAACCGCCACCGCAGTCTCCGACAACGCCTCCTCGCTTCAGCCCGCGCAGCCCCGGAGCACCACCTGCCCAGGCCACCGCCGCAGCCGCCGCCCCAGCATCACCACCCCAGGCCACCCCTCTTGCAGAGACGCCGCTCAAACTGGCGCCAGTGCCCAGACCGCGTAGAACGATACAGTTTGTTAAGACGGGGACCCTTCCAGGCAGCGACCCCAAGGGCGAGAATTGATCTGGCAAGGTATCGTTTGGTATGGTAGGCGCGATGAGTGCAGCAGGCAAGACCGAACTCTTCTTCTCCAAGTCCAAGTCGAAGCAAGATTTGGGCAAACAGGTGCCGGCGGATTGGAGAAGACGATTGTCCAATTTCTGGCCGGTGGAGTTGACAATCGATGGACGGACATATCCATCGGTTGAGGCGGCGTTCCAGGCGGCCAAGGCGCTCCACTCGGACAAGCCCGAGATGGCCAAGGACTTTGAGCTCGGGGGCTCGGTGGGTCCCGATCCGGCGGCGGCCAAGCAGCACGGCACCCGCAAGATCTACAACAGCAAGGGGGCCAAGCTCAAGACAAAGGAGTGGGAGGCGGCCCGGGATGCAGCGATGATGCGGATTCTCCAGGCCCGGTACGAACAAGACGAAGTATTTCGGCAGATTCTGGAGGCCACCAAGGCGCTGAATGTCAACTTGGTGCACTTTGAGCGCAGTGGCGCCAAGGCGTACTGGGGTGGGAACGTGAAGGACGGAATGGTCCAGGGCCGGAACCGGTTGGGAGAGATGATGATGGCGTTGCGAGAGGGGGAGGATTCGGTGGAGGCGGCAGCAGCGCTGGCCGACGCTGCGGGTGCGGCAGCTGAGGAAGCGGCGGCGGCAGCCGCGCCCGCGCCAGTGACCAACCGTGAGCCGGTGCCGTCACCAAAGCCACGTCCCGCGGGACAGGAGCCACCATCGATGGCGGCGATGGGCCGGGCGTCCGAGTCGGTGGGTGCGATTTCGTTCATTCGGCGGCTCTACACTGCTCGGGCGACGCTGCTGAGCCAGCTGGCCAGTCTGGGGCACATGGTGGAGTATCTCCAGAGTGTGAGTCCGGGTGAGGTGGACCGGCAGTTTCAGGACAAGGAGCTGAACTTTGTGGTCTCGGGGATGACGCCGGGGGCGCACGCGGGCATGGGCGACGTGCACGTACGGTTTCACATTGACAAGGCATTGCGGCAGGGGCACATCGAGACGCTGACCAAAGAGATTGAAAGCATGGACAAGTTTGGCGACAAGTCTGGGTTTCTGCCAGAGCGGGACACGGTGGTGGTGGTGTCCAAAGACATGCCGAACGACAGTGTCAAGGCGGCGGTCAGTTCGGCGTGGATCCAGAAGGGAATCTACATTGTGGTGCGGGGATTGGCCGAGTTGCAGTTCAATGTGCTGACGCACGCAAAGGTGCCGCCGCACTACAAGCTGAAGGGACCTGAAGACTACACCATTACCGATCCAAAGGTGCAAGAGCTGATCAAGAAGCTGTTTGATGCGGATGGCAAGGGGAAGGCCAATCTGCCGGGGATGTCGCGGTTTGACCCGGTGGCCAAGGCGATCCTGATGCGACCGGGGGACGTGTGCCAGATCCTGCGTCCGAGTGAGAATGCGGGATACTACTATTATTATCGACGGTGCGAGTAGACAATCCCCATCATGGCCTCATCACCCCCCAACAGTGCCCAGCCAACGACTCAAGAGTACCTGTCGGCTTTTCGCATGCAGTTGGCGGCGTCGTTGGCGGACCCGGACACGGATCCGCAGACGGCGGTGACCGAGGCGGCCCACGCATCGGGGCTGCACGCCCACGTGCAGCAGTTGGAGCAAGAGGTGAAGATGAGTCAAAAGCAGATTGAGTTGGCGACGGCCAAGCTGGGAGTTGAGAGCACGCCGGCGTCGGGGGCGGCGACGGAACGGAATCCACGGACGCAGCTCACGGCGTTTCAGGCGGCGGCGCCGGTGTTAGAGTCGCAGTCCAAGGCCCGGGCCCGGCGGGCGCTGGCGATTTCGGGATTAGAGGTGGGGTTGGTGGTCTTGGCGATCTGGGCGGCGGTGGTGTTAACTCGGGACCCCCTTGCCCGAGCGATGGGGGATGCCAAAGCGGCGGCCGCCACCGACCTCACCTTCCCCCGTCTTGCATTGTGGTTGGGAATTGTGCTGATGATTCTCAGCGGGATGAGCGGGATCGTCTATCTGTCGTGAGGATTAGCAATTGACAAGCAGGATCCTAGGCCCAAATTCTATAGGCCATCAAGATAGATGACAGCGCTTGATCAGCTTATCGCATCCCACGATGCCACCCATCGTGAGTTTGCTCGAGCCGTCTCCCGAGGCGACAAGAGCGGGGCTGCCGCGGCCAACCGTGATCTCATCAACATCGGCGAACAGATTGACACTTCGGCGCACAACACCATCATGGACATTGATCGGCAGCTGGCGGAGGTGCGGGGAATGTCGCCGGAGCTCCGGCACCGCACGCGACAGCTCCGGGCCCAGGCTGCCCAGCTCGGTCGGCTCACCCACGACCGAGTTGACAACTCGGTCCGACGGGCCGAGCTCGGTACCACTTCGGCGGCATCGCGGTCCGCCATGTCCGTGTCGCACGCAGCGCTCATCATCTTCATCACCATCGCTCTTGCATTCATCACCGGCTACCACCGCCTGGTGCTGATGATCGGGATCGTCTTCCTGTTTGTCTACTACAAGCCTTTCTCTGCTTCAGTCAGATGGCAAAGTCTCGCCAACGCAGTCCAATAGAAAAGGTGGCCAACCGGCTCGCCGAGATTGCGCTCGCCCTTGGTTTTTTCGGGATTGTGGGTGTTATGCTGGCGCTGATGCTGACGTCGGCGGTGGTGGCGGCTCTGTACGAACGGGCCGAGATCGAAACCCGAAACGCGCCGCTGCCGCAGAGCGCCATCGATACGGCACGGAACAGCAAGAGGGGAGGGTTGGATACCGAGACGGTGGTGAAGGCGGCGCGGAACGATGTGCTCCGGGGGTTCAAGTCTGTTGAAGGTTTCATTCCGTTGAAGGAGGGGCGGCACCCGAGCCAGCCGCGGGGGAGCGCGGTGATTCCAGCCTTGCCTACGGATCCGTGGCGGCAGGCGCACACCCGGATGCAGTCGGCAAACCAGCTGCGGGAGGCGGCGAGTCGGGTGTTGGAGAACCGGGCCAGTCTGCGGCAGGCGGCGAAGCGGGATCGGTTCCTGGCGGCGCTCTACGCCGATGAACGCAGCCGGGCGCAGACGTCGTTGGTGCGCCGGGAGGCGGCGGTGGTGATCATGCTGACGATGGCCGGCCTGATGGCTGTGTGGGGGCATTGAGTAATATGTTGGACTACAACAGCAAAATGAGCGCCAACGCCAGTGTGCCGGCCCAAGGCCAGATGACGTCGCTCGTCGAAAGCATCCGCGAGGTGCAAAAGATGCAGGCCCAGGCTCGGGCGCAGCTCGCTGAGCTCGAGGCCGCCGAGAACAAGCCACCCAGCGCCGCATCGTTGTCAGGAGGCACCATCAATGTGTCCGATGCCGCCGAAATTATTGTGGAGGGGGCCACTGGGGTGGCGGCCAAGGCCAACGGCGTGTATGCCCGAATGACAGCGGGCACAGGAGGTCAGACGGTATTCGCCCAGGACTCTGGGCATCAGCTGGGAATGGGCAGCAACGGATGGACAATCCTGGCACCAGGCAGCACCGCCAATGGCATTTTTCCTATCATAGCCACTGGTGCGTACGCCAAGAATCCACAGCAAATCCCAGTGGGCGGACCCCAGGAGCCGTGGCAGGCGGCCACCGCAGCGAACAACGCCGATGTGTCGGGGATTCGGCTGTGGGCCCCGTCTAAGGCGGACGAGGCGGCCGATGCCAAGAAGCGGGCCGAACTGCTGACTCGGATCACCGATCTCGAAGGGATCGAGAACACGTTGCTGGACGATTTGCGGGCGCAGCGGCTAGCGGCGGCGAGTGCCACAGGGGCAGCGCAGCTGGCGCTCAAGGCCGAGGCCCACGCAGCCAAGATGCTCGAGAACGAGACTGCGGCGCAGCGGAAGCGGCTGCACGCCGAGAGGGGGGTGTCGGCGAAGGACACGGCGCTAATCACGGCGGCCCGGAGCGCCACGCTGCGCGCCCAAGCCTACACCCGGGTGACGCTGGTGGGGATGGTGGTGTTGGTGGCCGCATTTGTTATCTACAGGCTGCGGGTGATGGATTACATTGGCAGCGATCTATCGTTTGTGTTGTCGGTGGCGGCGGGAGCCGCGGCGCTGATTGCGATCACGGCGATGCTGACGGACATCAAGTCGCGGAACCCAAGGGACTTTAGCAAGTATTACTTTGCACCCCCGGCGGGTCCATCGGCGTTGGCGGCTGGTGCGTTTTCGTCGGCTAATGCAGATGGCCAATCCCTCCAAAGCTGTCAGCGGGCTCTTCGCGCTATCGAACGATACTGATCCAATAACCGCAGGCGATCGCCGTCGGGCACGCCACAACCGCAAGAAGCAACTTACGGCCGAACTGGGTTCGGCGGCGGCCAACACGCAGTTGGCGGCCGAGGCCCAGACCGAAGCCGACCGGATTGCGTCAACGATCACGCCCAAGGTAGAGGCGCTGGCCACCGAGCACCAGCTCATCAACAACACCGCCAAGCAGATCGCAGCCGTCAGCGCCACCGCCTCTGCAACCACATCCTCCCCTCCTTCCCCTCTTGCAAACCCAGAGGCCGAGGACGTGGCGCTTGGCCAAGCCCGAATGGCGCAATACTACACGCAGACGGCGGAGGACATGCGGGGCACTGCGCAGTGGTGGGGTCCGCTGATCATTGTGCTGACTGCGATTGGTGCGTTGTTGTGGAACTGGTATCACCGAAAACCTTACGATACGCCAGGACTTACGCCGACAGACACACCTGACTTGTCGCGCCCGGGGTGGTGGAAGACGATGGGGATCTTTGTGGTGTTGCTGATTGCGTCGGTATTTCCGATTGAGGTGATGCAGCTGCCGCGGGCGGCCATCTCGCCGTTGATGAAATTGGTGTCACCATAATTGGATGATGTGGATTCGGAGTTAAGATTTCCTATTGGGGGGACATTGGCGCCCCCGACATGGGTCCAAACTAACCCAGATAATGTCCTGCCACAAGATTAGACCATGCTGCTGCTGATGCTAGCCACTCTAAGTTTGACGTTGGCCACCCCGACGTCAACCCCCTCCGTTAACTCGACCACACCCACGACAACACCCAACGCCACAACCACCGCCGGCCCGGGCGACACCCTCTTCACCCACGTCTACCAGACGTGCAACCACACCTTCCCAGTTAACGACACCCGCATCTGCCTGACCCCGCTGGGCCACCCCGGCACCCTCTGTCGCGAGCCAGACACCAGTTGTGCAACAGGGGAGAGGGTGGCCAGCAGTCTGCACACCTGGTCCGATGAACACAGCAACTGCTCGACCTACGCCTGGACATGGCGGTGCTCGGGGATCACCGAGGCGCCCACCCTGCCGCCCACCCCAGTTCCCACCGCTGCGCCCACGGCGCTCCCCACCCACACCCCCACGGCGCTTCCAACCAACGCCCCGACCTTAACTCCCACTCCCCTTCCCTCAACTCAGGCCCCCACCCGAGCCCCCACCCAAGCCCCCACCCGAGCCCCCACCCAAGCCCCTACCCACACACCGACCCACCTTCCCACTCTTGCACCCACCCTACCACCGACAGCGGCAAGCGGCGGCGGGAATGACGATGGCGACGACATCCGACTCGGGCTGCACTGGCGCTGGTGGATCGTGATCGGGGTTGTGGCGGCGGTCTTGGCATGTCTGACAGTGGGGTACCAGTGTTATAAGCTGGACAAGGAGCAGCAGTCGCGGCGGGTCTCGCCAACGGCGCCAGGAGAGGGAGGAGCAAACCGGACCATCAACAACGAGATCTACACCCAGCCGTTGTCGACCCGGCCGCTTCCCGATCCGCCGGTTAACCCCCCGACCACCTATGTTCCGCTGTCGGGCACCATCCCCGAGAACGACGTGGTTCATGTCTGACAATTGATCCAAAGGTGTGTGCACTTGACTTGCCAGACAGGCAATGCCATTCCCGGACGTCTTCAATGTGAGAGTCTTCGATCTTGCCATGACGCACTACCTGCGTCACTGCAACAGTGACGACTTTGATGACTTTCTGGCTTACCGAGGACAATGCACCGGTCACTCGGCTGTTCCAGAAGTTGCAGAGCGCATTGAGCAATATTTTGGAGCCTTTATGCGGTACTACCAATCGGGCGATTACGAAGAGGACCAGGGCCATATGCACGACCAATCAGATCCGCTGCCGACACCCGAAGATAATGATGTGGTGATGATACCAGCGATGCGGGTGCTCGCTGCGCTCCAGACTGAGTCCCCATCGCTGCATTGCGAAGAGGGTTGAGTCATGTGGATGCCGAATATCACGAGCAAGAACAGGATGCCTGGTACAAAGCCCACCCGCAGCAAGACCGGCGAGTACCGGTTTGCGGACCACCCCGAGTTCACACCAAACCTCTCGCCCCGGGAGATGTTTGTGCTCGGCAGCTTCGGCGGCACCTACTGGCGCCCCATCTACTCTTCGGTTAACAGGCGAAACTACAAGGATCAGCACAAAAAGTATCCGAAGAGCTGGTGGAGGGGCATTCCGGAAGAGCATCTGACCAAGCCGTTTGAGGAATACGACACCGGCATCAACAAGTACGGAGTTAAGGTGGGCACGACGCTGGAGTACTGGGAGGAGAAGGGGTGGATCAAGCCGAGCCAGCCCTATGGCTGGGTGCAGTGGTACTGCGACTTCTTCGAGGGCAAGAGGGGAGGGGATGATGAGCGGCAGATTGCGCGGTGGGCTGGATTGGCGGGGCCCAAGGGCCGGTTCCGGAACTGGCTGATCAACGAGGTCCGGCGGAAGGGCAAGCGGTGGGACGATGAGTCGGTGAGTCCGGCGAAGCGGCAGACTCTTCAGCACTGGGCGTATCGGCTGACGAAAGAGGACTATTCCAAGTCAAAAACTAATTCGCAAAAGGGTGGTTCGCAAAAAGGTGGCAAAACACGTCGTGTTTCCAAGAGACAACAAAGAAAGAACAATCGCACACGCCGAGCACGGCAAAAGCTCCGCGCAAGTTTGGGAACATATGGAATTATTACAATCAACCCCACCTCACCCCCCACTCTTGCATATGAGTTGAAGGAACTAACGGAAGGAGATCACGGGTTTCACATACACGTCAAGGGCAGTCAGGGGTATGGAAAGGAATGTCAAAAGGCAGGACCTCATTACAATCCAAAACACAAAGTACATGGCGGTCCGAAATCACATTCACGTCATATAGGAGATTTAGGGAACGTGTGCGCCAACAGCAATGGTGTGGCCAAAGGAGTAATAACAATGAAAGGAGTTAAGGATCTCAAAGAGTTGAGAGGTCGTTCGGTGATCGTTCATGCTGATCAGGATGATTTGGGACGTGGACATGGTGATGAAAAGAAAGAATCTGAACAGACGGGAAATGCTGGAGCAAGGCTGGCGTGTGGAATATTGAAATGGGTTAGTTAAGAGATCGGTAAGACTCGGCAATGTAGTAAACATTTTGGTAACCGTCTTTTCGGAGCAGTTCAGCTGCGCGTCTTGCTCGTTGTCCCGTGTTGCAATATACTAATAGTGTTGATGATTTAGGGATCTTGTTTAGTTTTTTGTTTTTTGGAATAGTCGCAATGGGAATATGTATGGCGTCGTCGTAGTGTCCAGTCTTCCATTCAAGGTCGGTACGAACATCGATGACGTGTCGGATGTTTCCATTTTTGATTCTCTGATTCGCTTGACTGGCAGATAGTCTGTACTTTCCTAGCAATGAATACAATTGTAAACCAGCGACAACTGTGTACGATGCTGCGATTCCACCAGTGACCCACCAGAATGTTTCCATTTTTCTAATGTATTTGTGTAAAATACTTGTATGACTATTAGTATACGAAACGGGAGCAAAAAGCGCGATGCCCTGAACGTTCCCAAGACCTATTTGCCGAAGACGCTGACCAGGCGGGACCGCGCCAAGCAACGCAAGGCGCTCCGGAAGAGCCGGAAGGACTACCGCCGTGGCAAGTACTATCAACGGCCAAGGGTTCGGTCATTTCGTTCGAAAGAGAGCAAGTGGGTTAAGCGGGCGAAGAAGGAGTTTGGAGTTGACGCCATCGTGCCGAGCAAGGCGTTGGCTCGGGCCAGCGGCTGTTCGGTTGCAGCGATGGAACAGATCATCGACAAGGGCGAAGGGGCTTACTATTCGTCGGGTAGTCGGCCAAACCAGACGGCGGCGAGTTGGGCTCGGGCCCGGCTCGGGAGCGCGCTGGTAGGCGGACCCTCGGCCAAGGTGGACTGGCACATCATCAGGGATGGATGCAAGAGGAGGGGGAAGACTCAGCGGTTGGTGCGGCGGAAGCATCCCAAGCTGCGGTGAGTTAACACAGGCCGTACCCGAGCATCCCAGCGCCGACCACACCGATCGCGATGGAGCCGTAGTAGGCCTTTTGGTACTCGCGGTACACCCGCACCCAATCCTTGCGCTGCTCGGCGCTGCGCAGATGCTTCACCACCCACGCCGACTTGGGCGACAGCATGTAGTAGAGGAACTGGACCACAAACGCAACCGAGGCAAGCACACACACACCCGCCGCTTTCCCCCTCTTGCCCATCAGCAGGACCGCAATGGCCCCGACGATCATCCCGAGCACCAGCCCCCGGAAGGCCAGCATCGCTCGCTCCTTGGTGGCAACCCCGAGGGCGGCCTGGGCCGCTGGAGGCAGCCGCGAGCGGTAGCCGCCGACGACCCCTCGGTTCAGCAAGAGGGGGAAGAGGAGAGTCGAGAGCGCAAAGACGACCGCCACAAAGCACGCCGTGCCGCAAATCTTTCCCATTGTCATTGCGGCGCAAAAAATCGCAATCAAGGGCAGCAATGGCGGCTGCGGGGTTGGGTGTTTGGGGGCAGCGGTGGGGCGCCTACCTGGTGTCGTTTGTGCTCACGACAGCAGTGATCGTCTACGGTCTTGATCTGCCCACCTATCTGTCAGGTGCGCCGAAGCTGGTCAACGAATACTACCGCACGCATTTCTGGAAGAGCAATCTGCTGGACGTCTTCCTGATTGCGGCCTACATCTGGGCCGGGATGGTGTTCGCTGGGTTGCTCGGGATCGCCGGTTCCACCGCTGGCCAGGTAACGGGGATCGCGCTGGCCTCGGCCGCCATCTCCAGCGCCTTTGCCGCCTGGTTCCTTTCCAATTCCCGCTCCTCCTCTTTCTTTTCGCGGTGGTTCCACGCCGCAGGCTGGAGCGCTGTGCTCTACGACGTCATCATCGTGACGACAATCTACTGGGTGGCGGCGGCTGGGAGCCGGCGGCTGCGGGGTTAGGGTGGTGGCGGCAACAATCTGTGGCTAAGTTAATGCCTCCCCCTTCCACCCAATGTCACCAAGGCGGGGTTGCTGCGCAGTGTTGGCGGCTGGAACAACGGATCGTTGTCTCGGCGGGACAACCGAACGCGGGGGTTGCTGAGCACCCGGGTGCCGCAGCAGGCGAACTCGACCGGCGGCGGGATCCCCAACCCGAGCTTGGGGATTGGTACGATCGGCGAGGCAATGCCACGGGGTGCGACGGGCGGCTGGCGGCCGATTTCGTTGCGGGGCGGGCGGACCTACTACGGTGCAGTGTATTTGGTGACATTCATCGACGACGAACTCTATCTGATTTCGGTGGGGACAAGTCCAAACCAAGACCACGGACGTGCGGTGAGTTATCTGTATGTGGGTGAACCCGCTTTTCAGAACGACACAGGCAGATTGGTTTATGATTCAATTGCAAGCTCGTTGCCGGGGGGTACCCCGCAACCACAACCAGACACTGTGTCCCCCGGTGATCGGCTGACCGAATCTCTGTCAGCGGCCGGGGATGCTGGTCGGGTCTATGTTGGAGCGCCCGGTTTCAGTTCCGACACGGGTCGGGTGTACGATTACAGTGGGACAACCACCGAAACGTGGACCCCGGTGACATCGCCAGTCGGGTTGGCGGCTGGAGATCGGTTCGGCGCAGCGCTCCTCATCGTTACCGTCAGTCCTACGTATTTGTTTGTGGGAGCCCCGGGCGATACAAACAACACTGGCAATCTGTATGCGCTGGACGACACCACCTGGAGGAAATTCAACAACCCATCGGGACTCAGCGCAGGCGATGAATTTGGAAGTTCTATTGCCTACAACACCGCTACGGATCGTGTCATTGTGGGCGCACCGGGCGATTCCAGCGACACTGGCGCATTGTATTCGGGTGAACTCACGGGCCTCGCCACAATCACCTGGACGGCGATCACGTTGCCCACAGGGGGGGATGCGCCAGTGGCCGGCGATCGGTTTGGTGCTGCGGTGTCGTACAGCACAACAAAGGCCACATTGTACGTCGGAGCACCGGGATATAACAATGGCGCTGGCCGGATCTATCAGCTGACAGACGGCGGCATCTGGTCGGTTTTCATGAATGTGCCAAGTGTGGGCCCAGGCGACAATCTGGGCGCCTCACTATGTGCTCGAGAAGATGACACTCTCATTTTCAGTGCTCCAGGCAAGACCGAAGCAACCGCACCGCAGTGTACCATCCTCTAACCGACCTGAGCCGTTGAACGATGAGTGGCTCGCCTAAATTGACGCCATCGGACAAAAAGAATAGCAATCACATACGCCTCCGGCGAACGATGTCCGACCTTCCGCCAACCTCTGCTGCGCTCCGCCACCAACCAGCAACCCGACTGCACGCCGAAGACCTCAGCGATCGTCTGCAAGACGTGGAAGCCAAGGTGGACCAGCTTGGTGAGAAGTTGAATGCTCTCACCAAACTCGTCCAAAAAACGATCCAATACCAGGAGCTCTGTCGGCAGTTTGGACCAGAGGCGGCTTCTCGAATCATGGAGACACTGGACACGCTGCGAGACAAAGCTGCTGCTCGCGATGCTTCTGCTGCTGCCGCCGACGCTTCGGGGGTTCGGGGTGACGAAGGTGCCACCGATTAGATTTCCAGCTTCAGCACGTTGTCAGCCCCGGCCTTGCGCTTCCGCCCGCCGCCGCCACCGCTGCCTCCCATTCCCCCTCTTGCACCCACCGGAGTCCGCTCCGCCTTTTGCAATCCTTCGAGCACCGTCGGCTTCAGGCTGACGCTCCGGGTCTGGCCCGTGCTGGTCGGCGTAGTAGTCGGCGCCGTGGTGATTTGTGGAGGCGGTGGACCCACAGCAGCATCGGCGTTCTTCCGCTTGACCCGGGCCATGATCTCCTCAAAATTGTCGGGACCCTTCATCTCGGCCCGGGGCGGGGCCTGCACCGTGCCCGGCGGCGGCATCGCCCGACGGGGACCCGGCGCCGGAATGCCAGAGTTGGGTTGATGCTGTGCGGCACTGCCAGACACCAGACCCTCGGCCGCGGCCCCCGCGATGCGGTTTGCCAGCTCGGGGTTGTGCTGCACCAGATCGTCCATGCCCGGCAGCTGTGGCTTGAACATGGTGTTTGACATGTGGACCATTGTGGCGCTGCCGGCGAGCAAGAACATCAGCTTGACCTCAGGCTGGATCGAAGCCTTGTCCTTGTACTTTTCGTGGAGTTCGGAAAACACCTCTTCGAAATCTTCCTTGCTCTCGCTGATGTTTTCTCCCCAGCCATCGAGCTGCACATCAAAGGGATCAAACTTGGAGTTGAGGAACTCGAGGCCAGTCACCGCCGCCATCAGCATTTTTCCCTGGAACTGGATACTCTGCTTCTTCCGGATGTCGGCCTTGATGAACCCTTCTTCGGCCTCCATCTCTTCGAGTGACGACTTCATGTCATACTTCTTCGACACCGGGATGCCCTTGCGTTCACACTGTTCAAAGAAGCGCAGACACTGGAACTTGCGGGAGGCGATCTCGGCCTCGGTCAGCTGGCGGCGGGGTGCGGGGGCGGTGCCAGCGGCCGCGGGGCCCTTGGCGCCAGCAAACGGCCGGTAGCCATCCCACGACTTGTCCTTTTGTTCTTGGTGCACGGCTGCGGCGGTGGCCTGGCCGACGGTAGGACGGGGCGCAACGGCAGGCCGGGGGACAGGTTGCGGGGCACCGCCGCCGACGCCGGGGGCATCGATTCGCACGGTCCGGCGCTGTTCGCCACCTAGAGGCTCGATCCGGAGCCCTCCGCCGCTTGGCCCGGCGGTCGCAGGCACCCTCACCTCTTGCACAAACTGATCCAGCGACGCCGCCAGTTCGTCGACGGATTCCTTTTTGGCCGAGGGATCGGCGGTGTTTCCCTTCATCAGGAGATCGAGACCGGCCATGGGGGTGGATGATCGTGCGACAGGGGTAGGGGGACGAGCAGCGGGAGTGGGCGGACGGGCGCTGGGCCCACCCAATTCCTCAACCTCCAATTTCAGGGTTGGCAGGCTCATTCTACTTCTGTCTGAAATGTAAATGTTATGTCTATGTCCGACGCAGCTCGGGGCAGTGTTTCAGCAGGTACCATCTGCCCTGGAGAAACGCATCGGCCAGATCGTCCTTCTTCTTGTGGCTCTGAAAGTAGCCCAGCCACCGTTTGTCGCACCGCAGCTCTTGGAGGGCGCTCGGGATGGCATCGCGGGCTGCCTTTTTGCGGGCGCTGTAGGTGCTAGTGTCGACGTCGCGGTCTTCGAGCTTGCGGCGGGGCGACACGTACTGAATGTCGGTGCAGCCTTCGTGCAAGAGGTGCATGGTGAGCATGGCTTGCATGCACCGCATGCGGACGGCGGTGGCCCCCAGTTGGTTTTCGATCAGGGCGGTGTAGCCCTCGAGGGAGCTTGGAAGCATTGCGCTGAGATCGCGTTGGATGGTTTGGGCAAGGGTGACCATGTCGACGTCGGAGGCCTTGGGTGGTTCGTAGTTAACAAGGGTGTGTTGGGCGTAGTGGGCCCGGATGGCGGCGATGGTGGCCTTTTTGGTGGGCTTGGTGGGTGGCGTGCAGCTCAGTTCGCGGGCGACCCCCAGCACCTCGTCGATGTTCATCTTGGACAACTGAGTTGGCGAGAGCCGGGTGGTGGGCATGATGCCGCCGGGCACCTGTTTGGCGTGCCGTTTGCAGTACATCTTGTCGCCTAGTTCAAACTTCACATTGGCTTCGCATCCGCTGTGGCAGCATTCGACAACCTTACGCTCGCACATGTTGAAGATTTTCCAGTCAACAAGTGGATCGGAAGCAGTCGTGTCAAAGACGGCGAACGATAGGGTTTTGATGCCGATATCGAAGGACATCACGCGCATGCGCCTCTTGCCTTTGCGGGCGCAAATGTCAACTCGGTTTGGGGGCACGAGTTAAGCCTAGAGTTAGGCCGAAGCGAGGGTCTTCATGACAGCGACGATCGGGCCGTTGATGACGCTTTCACCGGTGAGCTGGGCGCCCTGGGTGGCATTGGCCAGTGCAGCAGTGGCGCCGCCCATCTTTCCGGCAATGTCTCGGGTCTTAAGTCCCATCCGCACCAGCTGGATCACAATGTTCATCATCACGGCGTACAATTCGCCGATGGTTCCGGAGAAGGCATTGCGGGTTTGGTTGAACATCACCCGGGCGTCTTGCATGCTCGAGTTGAGGGCTCCTGCCATCGCTGTGTTGATTGTGTTGACATGATGGAGGTCTTCGGTGGCCGAGGGAACTGCGGTGAGCGAAGCGCTCTGGATGCCAGGGATCAGGTTACCGTTCCCGGGTGCTCCGCACATTTGGCCCAGAAAGGCCCCGGTGGTAGAGTGGGGGCCGAGTTGCATGGCGTAGTCTTGGCACACGCTCTTGCCGGCGTAGCCCAGCACGACCAACGTAAGCCCCAGTGGCACGATGAGGGCGAGCAAGAGGTTATAGGTGGCGGGGGAGAACACGGTGTTGCAGGGCTGGGGCTGATTTCCACTTCCAGGATTTGCAAGAGGGGAGGAGGGATCGGATGTGGTAGCGGCAGTGGCGGCGGACATTGCGGGTGTGCTACTTAGTCAATTGCTAATTCTTCTTTGTCTTTCTCCTTGACGCTGCGGTCCCCCGCCGCCGAGTCTTCCGATAGGACTTCTTGGTGCCTTTCTTGCTGTACTTTTGCTTGCGTTTCCGGAGCGTCTTGCGAGCCCTCCGGGTTGGCTTTTTGCTCTTGACGGTCTTGCCGCCTGTTCCCTTCCAACCCACCAGATTGCACATGGTGTTCCATTCCGTTTGGCCTTTGGCGAGCTTGGTGGCGCCGTGGACAAGGCTCTTGGCGGCGGTCGGCTTGGGCGGCGGCGGCGCGGGCTCTCCATAGCTGGTGCCCTTGCGGTACGATATGATTTGGTTGTAATTTTCGGCGGCCTTTTGGGCTTCGGGCGAAGAGACTGTCGGAATGGTTGGCTTTGCGGTGGTCATCTTCTACTGTTGCGGTTGAAAAGGTTTGGAAGTTTGTTGAGATGGCGTAGGAATGAGCTCGCCTAAGGAGATCGAAAAGACGATGCGGCAGCATCTGGACAGTCTCATGCGGGACGAAGATGTGGCCGACGCCACCGAAGAGATCCGCAAGCAACAAAACAGCCCCAAGATTCGGGGGGATCTGGAGCGGTTGGAGCAGCTCCGGCGCGAATACCCCCGGGTGTCGCCCGAGGTTTTCCGGAGGATGGCCTTGGCCCGGTGTGCCTTCATGCACGAACACTTTCCCGATATTCTGTTCAAGCTGATCAAGCAAGAGGTGGACGTGAAGATTGTGCTGCGGTTCGCCGACATTCTGGGGCGGGTCGAAAGTGGCGAACTGAACCAGCACGAGGCATCGTTCCAGGTGGGCACCATCCTGAAGAAGATCCACATCGACAGCGTCCTGCGGCGTGATGAACTGAGGAAGCAAGAGGAGGAGGCCAAGAAGCGGCGGAAGAAGCGGAGGGGCCCCAAAAAGTTTTCGTACGCACAGTGGGCCGAGCGGCACCCGGAGAACGAATGAGCTCACTTCCACTCGATGTAGGCGTAGCTGCCGTCATAATACGTGTACTCGATGCTGTAGACGAATTGGAGTTTGTTTTTCTTGAAGTAATGGTATTCCAGCAAACCAATGCGGTAAGTATCATTCGGATCACTCGGTGTGTCACGTTTGTCGACGGTTTCGCAGATCCAATCTGTAGGAAGATCTGTTATCGTCTTTCCAAAACCAAGCCGTTTCAGTTTTTTGAGATCTGTCGCTGGCAACACGAATGCATTCCTGCTGGGCATGCTCAATAAACAATTAGGGTTTCTAAACTGATTGAAGCGATGGTGTTAGGCTAGGGCAGAGATGCCAGCGGCTGTGAAAGCGGCAGGAGGAGGACGCAAGATCATGGTGGTGGAGTCGCCGTCCAAGGCGCCCAAGATCGAGTCGCTATTGGGTAAGAGCCAATGGCGAGTCTTGGCCACCAAGGGCCACATCTGTGTGATTGACGACGGACTCAAGGGCCTAGGGGAGCTCCGGACCGAAGGCCATATCCGTTACAAGACCACCAACCACGCCTTTGTCCGAGAGCTAAAGAAGCTGATGCGAGAAGAGAATACCCGGAAGGTCTGGATTGGCACGGACGACGATCGCGAGGGCGAAGCGATCGGTTTCCATGTGTGCCGGTTGGCGGGAGTTAACCCGACCCAGATGCCCCGGCTCCGCTTCAACGCCATCGAGAAGAACGCATTGCAGGCGGCGGTAGCCAACCCCGGCACGCTGGACATGGACCTAGTGGACGCGCAGATGTGCCGGCAGGCGATCGATCTGGCCCTTGGCTTCACCGCGTCGCCCCTCCTCTGGAAGGCACTTGGTGGCACCAGCAGTCTCTCGGCGGGACGTTGCCAAACGCCAGCGCTCACGCTGGTGTGCGAAGAGCACATCAGGGCGACGTCGGCGAAAGAGAACACTGTGTGGGCCACCGACACCTATCTTCCCGACTTCCCTCTTGCATTCCGGGGCGATTCCAAGCAGCGCACATCCTCCTTGTCGGATGTGGAGTGGCAGTTGGAGACGTGGCAAGAGCACGAAACCAAGCTGTGCGCACTGAGAACCAAGAGACGATCGGTCTCAGCGCCGCAGCCGCTGACGACCGCCAGAATGCAGCAACAGTGTGGGATACCTACGAAACGGTGCATGGACGCGGCCCAAAAACTCTACGAGGCCGGGGCCATCACTTACCACCGCACCGACAGCCATGGATACTGCGCACCGTTTGTCACAGAGTTGGGCGAGCACATTCGGAAGACGTACGGAACCGAGTATGTGGGCCATCCGCGGATTGTGGGCAAGGGGGCGCACGAAGCGATCCGAGCAACAGATCCGGGGAGGCAAGGGTTGGGCAAGACAGGGGATGAGCGGCGGTTGTACAAGTTCATCCGGCAGCGGACCGTGGCGAGCGGGATGACGTCATGCCGAGTTGAGGACTTGTCGCGTGAGTTGACAACCATGAGAAAGGGAGATCCATCCGGGCGGAAGCTGCATGCGGTGGCCAGCGTGACCCGGATGGTGTTTCCGGGGTGGACGAAAGAGGTGGGTGGTGGTGGTGTGACGGTGTCAACTCCGAATCACATTGCTCAACTCAGCGAGCTCACTACTCCGGCCGAGCTGAAAACTCCGAAGCGGATAGACCCGGAGCGAACCCAGGCGATGCCGATGGTGATTGGCACCCGGGCGCCGCTGACCGAGGCGGGGTTGGTCAAGACGTTGGAGACAGTGGGGGTGGGGCGGCCGTCCACCTATGCATCGATCGTGAACAAGTTGTTTCAGCGGCGGTATGCGGTGGTGCAGGACGTGCCGCCAAAGGTGGTGGACACGCAAGAGGGGGTGCGAGAGGGGAAGGGGGTTGAGACAAAGTGGACGGTCAAGCCGTTGGAGTATGGGGGTGCCAAGGCACGGTTGGCGCCGACGCCGCTGGGAGAGCGAGTTAACGAGACGTGCAAGCGGGTCTTCGGCGAGCTGATAGAGGTAAACGCTACCGCGGCGATGGAGGAATGTTTGGACAGCATTGCCAAGGGGGAGCGGGCGTGGCGAACCGAGGCGACGCAGTATTGGGACCGAGTTAACACCATGGCGACCGAAGGAAGGCAGGTGTTGGCGGCGGAGCGTAAGGCGGCTGCTGCGGCCAAGGGCGAAGGCGGGGCTGCAGGCGACAGGACATCAACCACCCCTCCTCTAGCAATGCTGGAGGATATGCCGATTCATCTGAAGCACGGGCGGTACGGGCCGTATCTGACGTGGAAGGGGATGAATGTGAAGATCAAGGGTCGGAAGATGCCGAGCGGCGGAGCGGCGGTAGCGATAGTTAAGGAGCATTTGGCAACGCAGGCGCAGGTGCGAGATCTGGGCGATGGTGTGAGTATCCGGCCGGGGAAAAAGGGGGGGAAGTATGCGATGGTGCGCAAGGCCAACGCCAAGCTCAAGCCGGACTTTGTGAATCTGAAAAAGTGTGAGATTGATTTGGAGACGGGTGATGTGGAGGCGCTGAAGCAATGGATAATGTCGCAACTGTGAGTAGGATCCCAATGGCAGCGGTAGTAGATCCAGCGGCGGCGAGAGTAGTTCCGGCGGCAGCAGCAGATCCACCGGCAGCGGACCCAGCTCCGATGGATGTGGAGGCCAGAGCCGCGGCTATGCGACGAGGGAGGGCGCGACGGGGAGCAGCAGCCCCGGCAGCTGCAGCAGCCCCAGCCCGCCCAGTGCCCACGCCAGATGACGTCATCTCAGCGGTGCGGCTGACGGGTGGATTGGGTGCGGCGATGGTCATGGGTGGCTCGATCGTTGCCTCAAACCAAGCACAGGCAGGCAATTGTTCCGAGTTGGTCGGAAGCATGAGTGTGGCGCTTCTGGGTACATTACTGATGTTCAGCGGAATGTTGCCGATGACGGCGGGCGACGACACGCATATCGTGTGGGCGACCGGGTTGCTTCAGTTTGCGCTGATCGTCATGATCGCCGGTATCATCATTTGGCTGCTAGCGCTCACCAAAGCATGTCCAGCGTTGGCTCCGCAAATGTCCAACTGCGATCGGGGCAAGAAGGAGTGCGAGGCGACGAACAAGGCCCGATGCAAGAGCGTGGCAAAGGGGATGGTGCGGATTACAGCGGGATTGGCGATGGCGGTGATTGTCTATTTGTTTACGATCCTGCCGTTGCCGCAGACGATCCGTGAGACGTTGGATGGACTAATTGGCAACGCTCGCAATGCAGGGCGGGGAATCCGTAGGGCATTCAACATGCCAAGGCCTGCGGCGGGAGCCACCCGTCGCGAAGCCATCCGATTGCGGCTGAACGTAATGCTGGAGGTGCTGGTCAACGAAGGCCGTGGGCTGGCCCTCGGCGCTCTGATGGTCATTTTCTTTGGTCTTGCCTTCGGGTTGCCGTGGCAGGGTGTGCGCCAGATTGGGCTGGCTTGCCGCCAGACCACCGCCGACTGATGATACCGCCGCAGCCGAAATGATCTTGCACACCAGGCCGTATTCGTCATCGGTGTCCCAGACACCGACGATCCGCACGAGCACATACGAGGCCGCCCATCCAGGCGCCCCATCTCCTCCTCTTGCATAACTGTCAATTTGCTTGGCGATTGTCGCCGACGGCACTTTGTCCTGACGGCCCAGTTCCGAGACTACCGAAAGCAGATGCTGTTCAAGATCGACGAGGGTTGTCGTCAGTTCCGGGCTGACCTCAACGACGATCCCGGAGAGGGTGCAAGAGGGGAAGGAGACGAAGAGCTTGGAAAATTTGCATCCAGCGGCTTGGTAGCTGTTGGAGGGGGTGCCGAGAATGAGCTTGGCACGGAAAGCGGTTTCGAGCGGAAGGACGCCGAGGAGCATTGGGGTATGGCTGAATTGGATGGAGAGATGAGTGTAAGTCCTTCTTGGCAGTTGGGTTGGCCAGGAGAGTTGAATGAGGTTAGATCGGCGGAGCGCAAGTATCAGCAGAACCCAGCAATGCCAACAGAGGCGGCACGGGGCGGAGTTAAGGAGATGCGGCTGCCGCAGTCGGCGATGGACGGGGCGGCGGTGGAGGCGATCCGGCGGTGGCTGACCGGGACGGTGCAAGAGGGGATGCGGGTGTTGGTGATTGGGGGTCCGTCCGGGGGAGCCAAGCGCCAGCACGTGCTGGCGGGTATCTGCGGCGACGGTGCCCGGCCGGTTCCCCGGCCCGCCACGGCGTTGGCATCGGACACCACCGGCACATATGACTTTAGCATTCGTCGCGGAATGGCCGAGATAGATTTCGGGATGTTTGCGGGGGCGCACCGGAAGAGCGCCACAGTGACAACGATCGGGGCTTGCGAGGCGTTGCGGCACCAGCCGCGGGGATCGATGCCGCCTGTGTTGGTCTTTCGGAATCACCAGACAGCCAGACGGGAGTGTGTGCTGTCGGCGCTGAATTGCGCGGCGGAGCAGCTGAGGCATGTGGTGGTGCTGACGGAGCGTCCGACGGCGGCGTGCCAGATTGCTTCGGCGTGGGAGGTCTCGTTGTTGGTGTTGCCGGTGTTGTCGGGGGTTCAGCGGCAGCGGGCGGTCAGCTGTGGGTACCGGTTGCTCACGGGCCACGACAAAAAGGCGGAGACGCTCACCGAGGCAGCGGTGACGTTGCTAACAGCACCTGGAGTGCGCAGTGTGCCGGGATTGCGGAAACTGGCAGCGGAGCTGATCCGAGATCAGCACGACAGCGGGATGCTGGCCATGATGATCCTGTCGAAGTTGGAGGGACGGGGGGCCGTGCCGGCGCCGGCGCTCTGCCATGCGGTTCAATTGCTAATGAAGGGTTTGGAAGACGGCTACCGGCTCCATCTCCATTGGGAGCGGTTCCTGGTCTTCCTCGCCATTCAGGCTCGGTGAAACAGAAAACATGCGAAACGTTTCCATTGGGCATCGTCATAACTAGCATCACGTCATCTTCTTGACCAGCGTCTTGCTTAGGCGCTCGCCCCGGCCTTCTTGCGGGACCGCTTGGTCTTAGTCTTGGGCACCGGTTCGGGCTCAGGCTCGGCCGCCTCCTCGGGCTCCTCGGCCTCGGGTTCCTCGCCGTCGCCCTCTTCCTCGCCGCTCTCGGGCACCGCTGCCCCATCGCCCGACGCCGCCCCAGCGTCCGAACCCTCGCCGTCGCCACCCTCGTCCTCATCGTCGCTGTCAGGCTGGATGCAGAAGCCCTTGATGCGGACCGGCTGCTTGGTCTGCGCCTGCACCAGCTGCCAGGTGACACCGCAGCGGCCACCCGCGACCCAGATGCCGTTGCACTGCATGAGCCCCACCATCTCGGTGCCCGACGGCGCCAGCTCGGGGTCGGTCGGATCCACTGGCATGTGCTCGGACTCGGGATCCTCGGGATCCACCGGCACAGTCATACCGGGCTTGAAGATCTCGTTGCGGTCGGCGTCGAAGAGCTCCACCTTCCACACGCCCTCCCAGTACGACACCTTGAGCTTGGTCGTCGGGTCCCGGTCGGTGAAGACCTTGCCGGTCTCCTTGTCCTTCGGGTACTTGACGATCGGGTAGAAGAGCGCCCGAATCACAGCCTCGGGCTGATCGGCCTGGCCGAGGCACTCCCCGCCGTGCGCCGTGATCCACTTGACCACCTCGTTCTCAAAGGCAGTGAGCTTGTCACAGAACATAGAGCCCTTAGTGAGCCGCAGGTTGACCGAGTACTTCTTGGCGCCCTCAGGGTTATCCATCGGCGACTGTCCCACAAGCCCGTAGGTATTCGTCTTGGGGAACTGGAGCACCGGCTTATCGCCGTTGTAGTAGATCGGGATGGACTTGCCGCCCTGCTTGTTGGTCTTGGCAGCCCCGAAGGTGATGTTCTCAGGCACAAAGTCCTTGACGCGAGTGATAAGGTCAGCTGCTGTGGCCGGCATGCTGGTCCGATTGTAACCGTCTCTAAGGGGATGTGTCTAGATCAATTTATGGTCCAAAATCAACTCCGACCCCCTCCCCGGGCTCTCGCTCATCTCTTGATTCTTTTCTCCTACAGAGTTAATGGCGGCAACGCGTAGGCACTCACGAAGGGGCAGCAAGGCCAACAAGACCCACCGCAACCGGCGGCACACCAAGAAGTTTGAGATGAAGTACGGCAGCCCGGCGCAGGTGATGCACGGCACCGCCGAGATGACCTCGGGCGGGGTGACCAAGGCCGGCTGGATGTACAACAAGCACGGCCGGATCGTCTCCCGGGCCCGGCACGCCCTCGCCAAGAAGCAGAAGCACCTCGAGAAGGCTGGCTACAGCGCCAAGAAGGGCAAGTTCGGGTACATCCGGATCAAGCCGAGCAAGCACACCCGCAAGAGCCGCAAAGGGTCGCGTAAGCAGCGCAAGTAAGCAGTCCAGTCGGGATAACAAACTTAGTCAGCCGGCAAGATAGTAGACCAAGCACCCATGGCCACTGATTTGGTGTCACCGCTTCCTCCCGTCTCCCCCACTGACAGCGCAGCAGCCCCAACACCGCCACTGGCGGACGCATCGTACCTCTACGTCCACCCATTCAACTTGTTCCCTGAAAACCCGCTACCCTCCAATATACAACAGCTGGGAACGGACTCCATCACCTTCAATCCAGATGGCAGTATGTCCCTCGATGGACATTCATCCATCCAGGATTCCTCAACTCAGTCCGAGGCCGTTAACTCCCCCCCACCCCAATCCCAGCAAACCTCCTCGGACACCGCAAACCAGGCGCCCACCCAAACCCCGCAGCAAAGGCTGGCGCACTACAAGGACTGGCTTGCCACCACTCCATCCCCTCCTCCTCTTGCATCCAGAGCCCGCAGGCCCCGCCCCGAAGAACTCGAACCTCTCCACCCGTCCAAAAATGGGCTGCCCGCTAATCTTAACTACAACATCGCTCAACTCAAACAGTTTGCATCGGAATACAAGCTGCGGCGGGGCGGTAACAAGGGGGTGCTGCGGCAACGGCTCCACGCCCATCTGCTGCGTTCGTGGTATGCTACCAGGATCCAAGCAGCCTACCGAGGCTATCTGTTCCGGCGCTATTTGCGGACCAAGGGGTTGTCAACTCCAGCGCGCCGCCCGACAAACACCAGCAATGACGAAGAACTGGAAAGCCTAGAACCTGTCGACAGCATCCCGTTTGATCAGCTCTTTGTGATACCGAACGCGGGAGGGGTGCCGACGGTCTACGATGTGGATGTGTTGCGGAAGCTGGTCCGAACGCAGCACGAGCGCGAGAAGGCGCCGTACGATCCGTACACGAATGTGCCCTTTCGCCTAGGCGAACTCGATCGTCTGCAAGAGGAGGCGAGGGTGAAGCGGTTGTTGGGGCGGGATCGGGTGGAGATGGTGATGGGGGCGACCGGGGAGGTGGTTGAGGTCCAGCTGGTGGTGGTCGAGAACCCTGAGGCAATGGCGGCGAATTTGTTTCGGTTGCGGATTGTTGATTTGTGTTCGAGGCTGGACAGCCTAGGACACATCACCAACCCGAGCTGGTTCTTTGGATTGGATGTAAACGGATGGCGGCGGTTGTGTGTGGAGCTGTCGGATATTTGGAGTTATCGTGCGCAGCTGCCGCGGGACGTCAAGGCTCGGGTGGCGGGCGACTTTCCGATTGCGATTCCCTCGCGAGCCCTGTCACACGCCGAGATCCGACATCGTGCAATGAACCAGGCGGAGCGAATGGTGCATCGTGGTGTAGATCGTGATTCAAAAATGTTGGGCGCAAACTATTTGCTCATCGCTCTGACGTTGGTCTCGCCAGAGGCGGCCGAAGCTTTGCCGTGGCTCTACCAGGCTGGACGCTTGTCGTGAAAATCTTGGGCCTTGGCGAGACGCACCGAGACGATGGATGACCTATGCAATTGCGTCAAGGGACTTAGAAACAACCCTCCTGGGATGATCAAGAGATGCCGGCTGGCAAGGGAACGAAGACGACTGCCTCGAAGGCTGCCAAGTCCACCAAGGCCACGAAGACGACCAAGGTTGCTGCCGCCCCTGCGCCGGTGGCTGAGTCCGCTGCCGCCCCTGCGCCGGTGGCTGAGGCCGCTGCCGCCCCGGCTCCAGAGGAGACCCCGGAGGTTGAGGCGTGGAGCGCCGCCGAAGAGCTCGAGACGCTCATCGCCGAGGTGACTGCTCTCAAGACAGCCGCCGCCACGGCGCTCAGCAAGCTCAAGGAGTTTGCGAAGCTGAACAACCGGGAGCACAAGCGGCTAAACAAGGCTGTGGCGAAGAAGACCAAGAGCTCTTCGGGCCCGCGCAAGCCGAGTGGTTTCACCAAGCCGACGCCGATCACCCCTGAGCTCGCCACCTTCATTGGCAAGCCGGCCGGCACCGAGATGGCCCGCACCGACGTGACCAAGGAAATCAACGCCTACATCCGTGCGCACAACCTCCAGGACAAGGACAACGGTCGCAAGATCATCCCGGACAAGAAGCTCTCGGCGCTTCTCAGGGTCGGCAAGGACGACGTGCTGACGTACTTCAACCTCCAGAAGTACCTGAGACCTCACTTTGTGAAGGCGCAGGCGTCGGCCTAAGCGGCTGAACCGAACCGACCGCAATGAACCGAAAGAGCGGGCGTAGCCCATGTGGGGGTTGTAGGGGGGCAACCATATCTTGCCAGGGGGTCTGAGGGGGACGGCACGTCCCCTCAAGGGGCTGTAGCTCAAATGGTAGAGCGCGCGCTTAGCATGCGCGAGGTACCCGGATCGATGCCGGGCAGCTCCAATTGGGGTGAGTCGCTGCGCTCCCTCCCCAAACCCCATCAAGTCGACCCCCCTGGCTCAGGCCTTCGAACTACTCCGTACGATGCAATATTAGCAACTGACCTCGGTTAGCAATTGACACGCAAAGTTCATGGTTGCGTCATCCACAACCATGAGCCGTTGTCCAATCATTCCCATTCCTCCTCTTGCATTCGCCGATGACGTCATCGCTCACCTGCGCGCTAACTCCTTTGTGGCAGTGTCGCGGTTGATCAGACCCGCACGCCACATCTTGTCGAGATCCGACCCGCGATTGCGTGGGACCTTCAGCACATCGGCCGGCACAAGCGCCTGCCCTCCGACACTGACAGCACGGCCAAACGCCCGGATGTCATTGAACAGCTTCTCGGTGTCGAGCATGTGGTTGAAAGCAGCACTCTCCAGACCACGGCATCGCTGAAGCTTAGTCTCGGCGTAGAGCCCCTTGCTTTCGCTGGCCAGCTTGTTGACGTCACGGAGTATGTCCATGTACTGGTCGTGCTGCCGAGCACCGCCCCGCTGGTGACGCTTGGTGCCCGAACGCCTCTTGCCGCCTCGGCGAGTCTTGTATCCACGCATCTTAACATCCATCCACAAAATTCTGCTGCGTTCATTTGGCCTTTTGGCCGGTTCGGTGCCTCACCAAATCCTTGGCCGACACCCCCCTGACCATCCCCGCCAGCGTCGTTTTCACGTAGCTCTCGCGTTCCACAGCGCGTTTCATCTTGCGGATCAGCGAATCCAACGCATCCGCCACCTTTCCCTCCTCGAGCCCCCGGCGGGCCATCTCCAGGCTAACCAATGCGTGCCGCGACGCTGGAGAGGCAGACTCCAGCATCATGTGCGCGGTACGCAAAGAAATCAACGCATCGGGGGTCAACTCATCGCCAGGGCCACCACCCCTGCGCGTTCGCCGCCTAGAACGCCGCGTCTTCGAACCCACCGGCCCCCGACGGGCGCTCCGTTTCGTTGCCGACACCATCCGTTCTGCTATCAACAATTAGAAAACTAACTTTCCCGTGCTAGACACCCTCTGCTGCTCTCTGCCCCCATGACACCACCTTGATCCCCCGTCGCCATGTCAGCTCCATCCCGTCGTTCTTCATCGGATGCACCGCTCGCATCTTGGTCTCCACCATCGCTCCCTCGGCTACCATTGCCTCGTACAACTCGGTGTGCGTGTGCTTGGCCTGGTTCGCAGCCTCACACACCGCCGCAAAGCGCTCCGGCGTCATTCCGAGAGAGGCGTAGATGACCGATGTGTTCCACAACTCGAAACAGCCACCAACCGGATCATACTGACGCAACACGACCGAACACCCCCGCACAAACATATCCGAGTCATTGCTCAGACACGCAAACGCCACGCCGCGTTTGACCATGTCGACGCAGACCGAGTCGGCCTCGTCTGGCGCCATCAGCACCGTGCACACCCCGCTCTTGCTGAGCTGGTCCCACGCCGCCCGCACCTGCTTGGGACCGACGTGAATTGTCCGCGAACGCAACACCGCCCGCTTCCGCTTGACATGCTCCGGCAGTTCCGTCCCGTGCTTGTTCCTGATCACCTCCAGCTCCTTGATGGCCTCGGTCCGCTGCCTTCGGCGATCATTCGCCAACAACTTGCGCTGCATCGACATCTTGTTGCTGTCAAAGACGCAAGCTGCCCGCACCCCCTGCTCTTGCAAGAGGAGGCAGAAGGCATGGAGCCCTTCTTCGACCCCTAGGCCGTTCTCCAACCCCGCCAGATGGAAGAGTAGGTTCATCGCATCCACGACCAGCACTGCACGATCGCCTTGCTGTCCCGCCGCCGTCTCCGCTTGGAGCTCCGCCAGCTGATCACCCCGAACCTCTTGCTTCGCCACGTCACCGCACGTGCGGTCCAGCACGCTAATCAGACCCCTTACACCCATTGTTGTGAATCTTTGTTACCCCGACATTTTCACGGATCGGACTTCAATTTTGGGGACCTCGGCGGGCTCGTGATAACTCATCCGGGCCGACCAACTCGCCGACGAAGGCGCTTCCGTCATTTTCCGATAGACCAACCCCGAGTTAACCACCCCACCCAGCCACTTCAGCCATCCCGTCGGATCGCTCAGCTCAAACCCCACCCCACCAGCACACCGCCGATTGTGCCGCACGCACCAATCCAAAAACTCACGCCAATCTACCATCGCCACCCCCGTGATACAATAATACTCGAGCACCGGAGTTAACTGCCCCACACCAATATCAATCCCGATGGCCACGTGCGGCAACGCCCGCTGACACTGCCGCCATCCGTGCTCCGCCTCCCGATTCAGCCGCTCCACCAATCCATCTACCCCCTTCCCCCCTCTTGCAAACAACGCCAGCACTATCCTCGCCCACGTCTCCGCATAGACCTCGCTCAGCTCCAACTTCTCTGGAAATCGGAGCCCTGTCAGCTTCTTAACTACTCCCCACTCAGGCAACCGCCCGTGCGCCTCAAAAGCATGAAACGTCTCGTGCACAAACACCTTGAACCATTCCTCTTCCCGATATACACAGAAACGGGCAAGGTCCTCACCCACGTAGCTCAGCCCTCCATTGCAGTGGTTCGGGGTGATCAACTCGTCAACCCGCTTTGGGAAGCAGCGCTTGTTTGGCAGCATCATGAAATCGCAAACCATTCCACGACTCCCGGCGGTGCTGGTCACGCACTGCAAGAGCATTTCCAACCAGACAAAGGCCAGCCGGGCTTTCCGCCGGAGATCTGCAAGAGGAAGGGGGTTGTCGGGGTATATCCAAAAATGAAACTCCGCCCTTCGTCTTTTGATGGTGGTCAAAAACTTATGGCCCGCGCTGGGGTGAGCCGCGGCTGCCCGCAGCTCGGGCGCCATTCCCGCCAACAGTCCCCTATGCGGCCGCTGCGTCCTCGCCATTGGCTCCCCCCGCCACACCGTCGCCGGATACCGCCGCACCGCGCGCTCTGCCCCATCCTTCCGCTCTTGCAGATTTCTCAGGACGCGTTCCGCCATGCAGGTGAGTCGCTACTCTGGTGCTAGAAGAGACCCTCACTCAGGCGCCGAGCGTGTCCAGATAGTCCATCAGCGTGAACTGCACCTTGTTTTTCAGCCCTGGGAACTCCGACTTTTGGCCACAGTGCTCGAGAACCAAATCAATCGCCGCACGGACCTCGGGCACCGGGGCTGCACCTGTGACTTCGAGCACCGACACCAGCCGCGCCGTCAGCACCTCCACCGACGCCTTGTCCTCAGCCTTTGTGCCCAACTTGGTGAGCTTCTTTGCCAACCGCTTGAGCAGCAGCGTCGTGCTTCCGGGCGCCAACACGCCGTGCTTCTCGCACAACACCGCCAGCTTCAGATGCGTCGTCCGGCTGTCGTTGGCTGCATTGGCAACACACATCGCATCGTAGCTGTCGTTCTCTTGCTTGGCGGCCTTGGTCGTGTTGGCCACACAATCAGTCCGCAACCGATCGATCGTCACCCGGGCCAACTCCATCGCCCTTTCGTTGCTAGCCTCCTGGAGCGCCCGCAGGAATCGGGCGTACAGATCTGCATTCCCAGGAGACGCCCTCACGCCGTCCAGAACCACCTGTGCCATCTCGTGCACCACCTCGTCGGTCGTGACCTTTGCCAGCAGCTCGGCCATGTGCTTCACCGTGTCCGGGAGCGATCCGTCGGTCATCTTGTTGAACAGCACCCGGAACTTGGTTGTCGGCGTTTCGGACGACAGCACCTTGGTGGCCTTGAAGGTGCGGAAGTTGTCCCAGTTGTCGTTCTTCCACTGCGGCGAACCCCGCTTGCCACCATCGTGATGGCCCCGGTGCATCCGGGCACCCCCGCCGCCTCGCCAGTTGCCACCGCCGTGCCGGTTTCCGTAGACGTTGAGCTGCGTGGTCGCCACATTGTCGGATACTACCTTTTCTAGCTCTTGCAGACTCTGTCTAACAGCCTCGGGTAACCAATGTTCGATCTTGCTAGCGTTCTTGCAGATGAACGAATGGACGTCCGCAAGTGAATACCGTTGGGCTGTGTCGCACATGATTGCCCGGGTTATCAAATCCTCCGCAATGTGTGCCTAGCTCAATTTTTGACTCCAAATTGAACTAGACGTCCCCCGTGAAACCCGTCAGATACCCACGATGGCCGGTCGTGAAATGAGCGCAAGCGACATTCCCAGCGAAAAGGCAGCCGCCTCAGCAGCCGCAGCCGCGGAGGAAAGTTTCCAGTCTTGGGACGACGACAACGTGAACCTGAAAATGAATCTTCTGCGGGGCATCTACGCCTATGGTTTTGAAGAGCCGAGCGCTATTCAAAAGCGGGCCATCATCCCCATGGCCTGCGGCCGCCGCGATCTGCTCGCACAGGCCCAGTCGGGCACCGGCAAGACCGGCGCCTTCACCGTCGGCACGCTCCAGATTGTCGATACCGATGCCGACCAACTCCAGGCGCTGATCCTGGCACCCACCCGCGAACTCGCCGACCAGATCAACACGGTCGTCACAACCATCGGCCGCAACATGAACGTCCGCACCGAGTTGGCTGTTGGCGGGACCCGTGTGCAAGAGAATGTGAGCGCACTCAGGAGCGACAAGCCGCCGCACATCGTGGTGGGCTGTCTTGGCCGGGTGCTCGATCTGGTGACCCAACGACAGGCCCTCGATCCTCGGACTCTGAAGGTGCTGGTGGTGGATGAGGCGGACGAGATGCTGTCACAGGGCTTCAAGGAGCAGATGCATAGTCTCTTTCAGTATCTACCGCAGGACGTCCAGGTGTGTCTCTACTCGGCGACGCTGCCGCAGGAGGTACAAGACCTGACGCAAAAGTTTCTCCGCGACCCCGTGCGGTTGCTGGTGAAGCAGGAGATGCTGACGCTCGAAGGCATTCGGCAGTATTACGTCGGGCTCAACACCGACGACCAGAAGTTTGAGACGCTCAAGGACCTGTTCGGTGCAGTCAGTATGAGCCAGTGCATCGTCTATTGCAACACCCGGAAGCGGTGCGACATGCTCGAGGATTCGATGCGCCGAGACGACTTTCCGGTGATGAAGATCAACGGCGACATGAGTTCAGCCGAACGGAAGCAGGTGTGCGACGATCTTCGGAGCGGCAAGATTCGGGTGCTCATCACCACCGACCTCTTTGCCCGGGGCATCGATGTGCAGCAGGTGAGCTACGTGATCAACTTTGACATCCCGACCAACGTCAACACCTACCTGCACCGCATCGGTCGGTCGGGCCGGTACGGCCGAAAGGGGGTCGCGATCAACATGATGTCCCGGCGCGAACAGCAAAAACTCCAGGACATTGAACGCTACTACGCCACCGAGATCAAGGAGCTGCCGACCGACTTTGCGCTCCAATAAGCCCCTAAAAGGATAGCCATAGACTAGCTCAGATTCAATGGCCGCTGTGATTGATCCAATGCTGAGCAATCCCGCCTTCAACTTCCACCTGCCGTGGGAACACCCGATGAAGCCCTTTCGCCGCGACATCCACCACGACACCGCCGAACAACTGGAACTTGCCGAAAGCCGATGCAGCGCCCCCAGTGTATACGAGGCCATTGTCGAGCCCACGATCCAACCGACCCACGACCTTTTTCCCCGTCTTGCCAAGACCCACAGCAACAATCCCAATCTGCTCCGAGGGCAGCGCCGGATCGCCAAAGACATTATCCGCAACGGCCCCCTGCTCACCCCCGATCAGCTCCAGGCCATCGACACCCTGAACACCCACGTCGCCGATATCCGCGACGACTCTGGCTTCCGAGCAAAATATGGCTTCATCGACTTTGATCGTCTGGCCTTTCTCAACGAGATTCCAGCCGTCATCACGATGTTAGTAATGTACAACGTGGGCTCGCCGCTGATAAGTCTACTCAGTCCGATCTGCGGCGCCCTCTTGGCCTACATTGTGCTGATTGTCCGCGGCAACCAGGTCAGTTTTTCCAACTTTGTGACCGTGCTGAGCAAACGCTTCCGCTGGCTCTTCGATATCAACAAGCTCTTTGACAGCAGCTACTCGCTCTACAACCGAGTTAAGGTGATACTGACCGCCGGTCTCTACTGTTTCAGCATCTACGCCAACATCCGCAGCTGTCGCACCTTCATCCGCAACTACGCCACCATGGGCGCCACCTTCCAGGCCCTCACCACTTCCACCCACGCCCTCACCTCTTGCATCCACCGCCTCTCGGCCCTGGCCGACTCAACTCGTGCTCCGCAACTCAAGGCGTACTGGGAATGGGTCGGCCTCGCTACCGCTCCGGCGCGCCAGATCGTCAGCCAGATCGAGCCCTACCTGCCGTTGCGGTCAACTCACCCCACCACCATCCCTCTTGCACTCCGCCTCTTCTACCAAGTTAAGCATTCCCCCCACCTCCACATCTCGCTCAACTGGTTACTGGGCATCGGCGGCCTGTGCGAAGTGTACCAAGGCATTGCAAGAGGGTGGAAGAACAAGGAATTGGGGGTGTGTCTGACGTGTACCAGTTTCGAGAACGCCTTTGTGCGTGGTCTGCGGCATCCGACGCTGGGGAACCAGTGCGTGTCCAACACGGTCGGGCTGAGGCGGTCGGCGGTGTTAACTGGACGAAACGGATCGGGGAAGACCACGCTGGCCAAGTCGCTAGCGATTGCGGCCATCGTGGGTCATCAGTTTGGGCTGGCGCCGTGCACCAAGGCCCAACTGCCGCCCCTGTCGACCATCCGGTGCGAAATGAACGTCCCCGACACTAATGAACGAGACAGCCTGTTTGAGGCTGAGGGACGGCGGTGTCTAGAGCTGGTGACCGAACTCCAAGAGTCGCCTGATGGATTCCATCTGTGTGTGTTTGACGAACTGTTTTCGGGGACCAACGCGAATGAGGCGCTGGAGGCTGCGGTGGGGGTGCTCCAGAGCATGGTGGCCAACGGACGCACACGGTTCATGGTGACGACGCACATGCACGCGCTGGGACCCCGTCTAGGCGAAGAGCTCACCCAGAGCCTGACGATGGGAGTTGATGAGAGCGGCAAGCCGACGCACACGGCAGAGTTGGGAGTGACCGAATCTTCGGGGGCGCGCGACACGCTCGTTCGGATTGGATTCACTCCTGAACAACTCGGAGTAGGGGGCTCAACTAACGGGGGCCCAGGGGATTAGGCGGGGGGTCGTAGGGGGGCGTCAGCCCCCTACAATACGTTCATAGACACCAAGCAATAAGCACTTAACAAGAGAGTACAGATGAGTTATCGCAACATCATTCTCATGGGGGTGTTGGTTCTGGGCGTCGCCATCGTGGTCCTGTTGTACGTCCGCCGAGGCTTTTCCGACCTCCAAGGACAAATCGACGACATCGAAACCATGCTTGCCAGCATGCCGCCCGCACTCACCAGCGGTGCATGGGCCGGAAGCGGTGGCGGGATGCCTGCACCACCTCTCGACCCTCTTGCATCGGCTCAATCACCCGAACCTGCCACCGAGTACAATCTGGACGACGACGGCGAGGGGATGGACGACGATGACGAACAGGTCGAGACGCTGATCGAGACCGAGCTGCCCGAGTATGATCTGACTGGCATCGAGCCAATGGGCATCGCCACACTCTCGGAACCAGGGCTGTACGAAGCAGGCGGGGTCCAGCTCGAGGTCACCCCGGTCGGTGCCGGCGAAGGCAGCGAGTACGATGCCGGATTCGAGGTTTCTGAACTGGAGCCCGTCACCGACATTGTGCAAGAGGGGGAGGAGGTAAGCGAAGACGATGCGCTGGATCTCGCCGATGCCGAAGTAGCCGATGCTGACACTGAGGCCGAAGCCGAGGAGGGGGCCGAGGAGGAGGCCGAGGAGGAGGCCGAGGAGGAGGCCGAGGAGTTTGCGGGGCCCGAGGAGCCCGAGGAGCCAGCCGCTGAAGAGGACGAATACTCCAGGCTGACCCTTCCCGAGCTCAAGGCCCGGCTCAAGGTGGTGCAGCCCGAAACCAAGGGATTGGCCCGACTGAAGCGTGCCGAGGTGCTCGATCGTCTCCGTTCGGGACCGGTCGAAGCCGACAGCGAGAAGTAAGTGCCCTAGTTAGGACATGATGTCTGCCCGAACCCACGAAACCATTGCCGGGGTTGTTGCCGGCTTTTTGGTCTACGCAGCCGCCCACGCCAGCAGTGTCCCGATTAGCACCGCCGGGGCTGGAGCGGCCGCCCGTGAGGCAGTGCTAGCCCCGCTCATCTTTGCCTACACGGCTCTCGCATTCTGGGCCACCGGCGGCGACGTCGGAGACGATCCCAACAGTCTTTGGCAACAATCACTGAGGTTCATCCACACCAACATATGGTTCGTGCTGATGATTGCCTCGGGGTTCTTTGCCGCCAGCGTGGTGGCCACTCTTGCCGGAAAAAGGTGGTGCGAACACGCACTTCGGGATCCGTGTAGCGCCACAGGCATGATGGCGCAAGAAATTTGCCCTGACGCGCAGGGGCCTGGGTTTGTGGGGTGTGTGCAAGAGGAGGCGGTGGCGGTCACCAAGGCGGTAACGACCGATCTCAACTATGCGATGAAGCTGACGATGGCGTCGTTTGCGGGCATCGGGGATGCGATACAGGCGGCCCGGCAATTGTTTGCTCAGATTCGGAACGGCATCGAGAGCGCGGTGTCGGACATGACCCGGAGGGTGGTGGGGTCGATGACCCCAGCGGTGCGTTCGGCGCTTGGTCTCAAGGCGATGATGGGACAGCTCCAAGGTGTGCTGGCCACGATGGCCTTCTTGGTGCTCAGCGGGATCATGACGGTCAAGTCGTTCATCGGCGGTTCGATCCAGGCAGGGGACACCGCGGTGGGCGCCCTCGCCATCAC